TCGTTTACAGGAAAACAACGGAAACGCTTTCTCTGGTGGAATTCGAAGTCGTCAGTTCGCTTGAATTAGAAAACATCAACATTCCAAGAAAGTCCATCTTGTCTACGTATTGCCCGTTTGCCTATAGGGGAGACTGTTGCGGCTATTCATCTGACTTGCTGCTTTATGATGCAAACAATACCCCATTGACTGTAATTGCCAATAAAGGAAAATGGGAATCAGGAAAAGCATACGTCGTTGGCGATGCTGTTTTTATGTTCACGATGACAAAAATGAACATTGTGCCAAATGAGGCGCTTTCAAACGCCAATAACCACGAATTTCCAGAATATGCAAAAGCATGGTTTGTTTGCAAATCAAATCACACTTCATCGGTCTCTACAGAACCCACAAAACGAGAAGACTTGTGGAGTAGAGATGCATGCCAAAAGACATTAAAAGCGTGCAAACTAAGATTCGGAAACGTTATAAGATTTGGAGGGTTCCCAGGAACGGATGGATTCGGAGTTTGACAACATGTTGCGCCAAATCAAAGAGTTGGCCCAAGCCTCCCCTCGCGTGGAGACTGGTGGATTTGTGGTCGAAAAAAACAACAAGCTAATAGTCGTCCCTTTGATAAATGAAGCGCCAAGGGATTCGCAACCAGATACGTTTGTTTTGGGCGGAATGCAATACCTGCAATGTCTCGCCATGGGCAATCCAAAATACTTTTTTCACAGTCATGTCGATTATGACGAAACCCCCAGCACATTTGACGAACAAGCATGCGATCATTTCGGGCTTCCGTTTCTTATCTATAGTTTGAAAACAGATAAAACCACCATACTTTCACCAAAAGATGAATAAGACAACAATACACCTTCATGGAAAGTTGGGGAAACTGTTCGGCCACCAACACTCGTTTGCCATTTCATCGCCTTGCGAAGCAATCAAGGCGCTGCGTGCAAACTTCAGGGGATTTGATAAAGAAATGGCAAAAGCTATTGAAGACGGCTTTGACTACACCATTGTTGTGGACGGCAACAAAGTAGAAGATCTTGCGCAGTTTCAGTTAAAGAAACAAATATCCGAAATCCACATTGTCCCGACCATTGTCGTTAAGGGCGGCATAGGCATGATGTTTTCAATGCTTGGCAACCTTGTCTCAGCGGGAATAGGCGCATTGTTTTCTGGAGGCTTTTTGTCCCAATTGATTGTGGCAGCGGCAATTTATGGCCTATCTGCCATCCTGTTCAAACCACCGAAGCCGCCGCCTATGACACAAAAGGTAAGCGCTGGAGCAAACTCCTACTTTTTCGGAGGAAGAGGAAATACCGCACAACAGGGCCAAGCTTTGCCAGTGGGTTATGGGCGGTTAAAGATAGGCTCATCCATCGTTCATTCCGCAATAAGAAACTACGACTTGGCAACGGTAAAAGTTGACAATAAATTCAACCTTACGATAACAGAAAGTGTTTAAGAACATATATCAAACCAATATCTTCATGGTGGGTGGATCTAGCCAACCATCCGCGCCAATTCCTGTATTGACGCCACCAGACGCCAAAAATACAAGAAGAAGCACGCAGACCTTGGAGGTAATAGACTTGTTGTCCGAAGGCCCGATTGCTGGCATTGTTGATTCAAGCGGAAATCTCATGTCAGGAACTGGCCTGGGCAAAGGCATCTATCTGAATGATACCGCAGTCATCGCCAATAATGACCTTTTCAATTTCCGCCAATTGTCTGCGGAGTTAAAGGATGGAACAAACACACAAGGGCTGTTTTCTGATGATGGATTCAACGAAGTCGAAAAAGTCGTTGATGTAAAACAAAAACTAACAGGTCCATGGTCTTGGTCGTCGTCATCTCCATCAAAATTCAACGCCGATACATCTAGCCATGACAAACGGAAATACGGAAGCGCGTCTTTGGACTTCGGAACTTGGAAAGGAAATCTGGACACAAGCAATTTCCCAGAAGATTCCGCATACATCCATACACACACAATCAGCAACACAAATGTTGACACGGCAATTGTCAATTTTACAATTAACCAGTTGAATGATACCTACCACATGGGGACTTCCTCTGCGGTGGCCGCACAATTGGGAAATCCAAGAGAAACGACATTAAGATTACAAATCATACGCGGATACTTTGATGAAAGCAATAATAAGTTCCCAGTTGGAACAACTTCGATCTCAATTACGGCAACTGTAACCAAATCCCCGTATGGAGTATCTTTTGAAGTAGCTTTCCCAGAATCTTGTGCTGAAAAAAGAAAATTCCTTGAGATTACCAAACAAAGCTATGAAACAATGTCACCGCTGGTGAACAGGGATGTTGAAGTCGATACAATCGTAGAGGTTATTAGAAACCCAAAACTTACTTATCCATGTTCGGCAATGATGGCCATGCGTTTTGACGCAAGAACTTTTTCTTCCCTGCCACAACGTAGTTATGACTGCAAATTGAAAATCGTCAGGATACCATCCAACTACTACCCAGAAAACAGAAAACTAACGTTACATACACAAAGGAAAGGAGATACAACGGTTTATGATGGCGTTTGGGATGGAACTTGGAAATGGGGGTGGAGCGATAATCCTGCTTGGGTTCTTTACGACCTCCTAATTAACAATACTTATGGAGTAGGTGATTTCATTGACCCTTCAATGGTGGATAAGTGGACCTTATATGAAATTGCCCAATATTGTGACGCTTGTGAGGATGGCGAATTTGTCGGCATCAACGGCAAACCCCGTTTCAGATGCAATATGATTATTACAGATGCTAGAGAGGCTTTTGATTTCTTGAACGAAATCGCTGCCATGTTTCGAGGCATGACCTATTGGATGAACGGAGGCTTGTATTTTTCAGACGATAGGCCGAAGTCCGCTCTCATGTCGTTCACAAACCAAGATGTGAAAAACGGAGAATTCAACTATTCTGAAACAACAAAGAATACAAGATTCACAGTCGCTGAAATCCAATATAACGACGAGTCGGACAACTACAAGCCCAAAATCGAAAGTGTTGAAGATTATGACGGCTTGTCAAAACTAGGACCGCTAATAACGCGCTTGGACGGTCTAGGTATAACAAGCAGGGAAGAGGCCAACCGCCTTGGCAAATATGTCCTATACACCGCTAAGATGGAAAAAGACAGCGTGTCATTCATCGCTGGATTAAAATCCACATATCTGCGCCCAGGAGATGTTTTTCAAGTGTCGGACGTTTTGAAAACCATAGCAAAAGCCAATGGTAGAATATTGAACATTAACAGGCCGAATCATCCGTTCAATCCACAAGAATATGCGCTTGTCACTGACTCATTGCCGCAAAGCGGAACAACAAGGATTTTCTTGGCTTATCCAAGCGGGGAGTTTAACGCGCAAGATGCGGAAGACGCTCTCTCTGCATCACAGCAAATTGATAGAATACAACACTTCAGGGTGCCACAAGTCGTCTCGGTCGCCCTTGCTAATGCAGAAGCAGCAGTAACTGGCTGCAATGCCCTATTGGACATCAGTGGTTCAAACGTCGCTGTAACTGGTCTTTACGTGTTAAATTGCAATACGCCCGTTTATTATAATATCTCTCCGCCAGAAGTTATTGGTGAAAGATCATTTTCTTTCCCAACTTTTAGCGGCATAATTTCAGATAGACTGGATATCGACCTATCTGTTTCTGGGACTGGTATTTATGGTCAAATGACATATATGCCGCCTATGTATCTTACGGGCTACAGCGGCTTGGGTCTTGCCTTGGTCGGAGATGTTGTTGGCGAATCAACCCAGATCATCCTAGACGGTTTTGATAGACTTGTTTATGTCGATCCGCTTGGATTGAAACAAGACCGTTTACGCTATGATATCAGCTTTGCTGGCTCGGGAGAAAGCACATTCAACCCAAGCTTGTTCAAAATGGTCGGTATCCGTGAAACGGATAAAAATGAATATGAAGTTTTGGGTCTAGCATACAATCCCAACAAATTTACCTCAATTGACACTGGCTATATAGATCTTTCACAAAAAGTCCCAGACGGGTTCGATTCAATATCACAAGTCATGGCTAGACCTTCCACACCAACAGATTTTGACCTTGATGTGGGCATAGTAGCTGTAACTGGGACTTATGCTAACGTCGAATGGACGTGGGAGGGAAATATTACAACTCTTTCCAAGTTCTTGGTAAAAATAGAATCGCCAAACGGAGAAAGCGCTTATTTCGATATCGCCACCAATCAGTGGAGCCCCTCACTTTCTAACCCGCCACTCAACCTCTATAGTTTTGATTTGGATCTATCCGACAATATTCCAGATGGGGTTTATGGAGAATTCAACGCATCTGTTTGTGCAGTAGGAGCTTATCCATATTATAACCAAAGCAATTATGCGGTTGATTCAGCAACCCTTGCTGTACCGTCTAGTGAAGTTTTGTATAAAAAGACTATGATCTATACAATGACTCTTGGTGGAGGAAGCGGCCAATACGGAATGAATAGTGCGTCTGGGAGTGGATCTGGCCTTTTGTATTCCACCGATGCAAGCTTGTCTTGGACCCTTCTTGACAGAACTGGCGCTATTTTGTCTAATTCCACAGATTTATTGTCAAGTCCTTTTAACATAGACCAAACTATAAACATCCTGAGCGGAAACGGAAAAATGGCTTCTTTATCAGAAGAAGCAAATTATAATGCATTATCTTATACGTTGTCAAAAGCAAGAAATGAAGCGATTTTCGGAGCGCCTTCTAGGTCTTTCGGAATACAAATAAAAACAAGCGACCTTTACTATAGACAAGGGCTATTTACTGGAACTTATATGGTCAGTAATCCAATCCCGACAATATCAGATGTTTTGGTTTATGACGCCAACTCTGGAGTATCTGGTTATGTAAAACTAAATGTTTATTTTGATAACAGTGGTGGTTGTGACCTATCCTATTTAAACATCTACAGCGGACTAACAAGCGGCTTTGCCCCATCGGCGTCAAATCTATACAAGACATACGGACTAACGCCTTACACAAGCCTTTACTCCGTCCAATTGGTCCCAGGAGACAACCACCCAACTGGCACTACTGACGCGGAATACCGATTCCCTATGGCTTTCGATGAAAGCGGGGAAAATCCGTCTGGTTACATGTTTTATCGATTTATTCCGTATGATAGCTATGGGAGTGGTCTGCTATATCCAATAGCCAGATCAGGAACTATTAAACCCGATACTGCACAACAAGAGCAAATACAAGAGGCGGTATCGGCAGCAATGGCTTATTTTGTTGACACAACTGGGTCAACCCAAAGCATTACTGGATTCAAGGCATTCGAAGACCCCACAACATTTAACAGTGGTATAAACATGACAATCGAAGGAATTGATTTTCAATACAACTCCGTAGTCATTGCTTCGTTAAATACTGGGGGCGACTTCAGCGGGCGCTACTTTATCGGAAGCGGCCTCTTTTTCAATTGACCTATTCGGTTGATGTTTATGGTAATCTGTCAATAATAACTCGCCCAAAAGAAGGAGTTTCTTCACTCTGTCTTTCTTTGGCACTTCCAAGAAATTACGCTTGGCATGCCGATATACGCGCCGTTTGTGGTCTCCATCGTAATGTTTGACAGTTCCATCTGGTAAATGGAATCCTTCTAAAGTTATAACATCAATAAACTTCCTAATTGCTTTGGCAGCTCTCTTGTTCATAATTCCTTTGTGTATGTAACAGAGTCTTTTTCAAACCCCAATTTCTCATAGAATTTTGTTACCTTCTGATGCTCTGGATTAGAAAAAATTGAAGACATGCTAAAAAGCGTCACCCCTCTCCTTTTGGCAGCTTTCAACGCGGTTAAAAACAACCTTCCCCCAACCGTCTTGTCAGAAGAAAAAGAAACCCAAAACATCTCATTCCAAAGTATGGTTGATTCTCCGCGCTTGTTTTTCGCTGGAGAACTTTGTAGGACAATAACCCCCGTGCAATTACCGTTTTCCAATGCGGCCCAACCGAAAACGTTGGCGTCATTTCTCCCTGTAAATTGACAAGCCCAAGTATGAAAAATCAAATCTAAATCATAATCTCGCCCGACATGCAACAACTGCGTTTGCTTTATCTCTGGCAAAAGGTCGCCTAAAACCCTAGACGCCATGTTTCGTCCGATTATTTCGCGGATTTTAGCCATATCAACTCTGCCCGACTTGACGCCCATGAAGCCCTAAAAGCCTAATGCTATCCTGTGGGGCAATATCTTCGAACCCCTGCCAATTAGCCGCAGCCTCACAACGAAAAATGTCTTCTATCCATAACTGCCTTAACCAAGCCTTGAATTTCCCCTGAAAGTCGCCACCAAACTTTTTCGACAAAAGGTTGTTCGGGCTCATGTCTTTCAAATCGGCGGTTTTACGCTCTGAAGCTAACTCCGTAACACGCTTGCCAGCATTCTTGTCTATTTCATCGTAACCCACAATGTTGATCCCCAAAAAGTTTCTGACACAACGCACAAACGCCCTGTTCTCCGCAATGGTCTCCAAAAACTTGACAGTAAAATCGTCGCAGTTATCCATCGTCGCATTGGCAAGGCTTTCTGTGTGTATCGAATAGTCGTAACCCAAATCTGGCCTTGGCAACCAATCTATCGAAGCTTTAACGACGACCCTATTTGGCCCACTTTCAACAACATCAAGCGCCAATCTTGTATATCCATGGAGTTTTGCCAAGCGTTTTATCCCGCCCAGCATTATCAATAATTGCCTGTCTTCCAAACCCTCTACAGATGTTGGCACTGGCTTTTTGTTGCGCTCAAACCAATCCTTATTTGGATACAGCTCATCTGGTCTTAACATGTTCCTCCAATTGATGGTATTGACACCATCGCTCTCTTCATTTTGGTTGAACGGATAATCAAGAACTGGAGGAACTACCAATATCGCACCAACAGTTTCAGCGTTTGTATTGCTCATGACTGTATTGAACTCTTGTTGCACGCCATCAGCCCCAATATCTACAGAATATCTCGGGTCATAATGCAACCCAATATCTGACAGAGATACTTGCCCGCTTGCACAACACCCAGTGCAACAATTTCCTACGCTAGCTTCCGCTGTTTGAGCTTTCTGCTCGATCTTTCTTTTTGCCATAAATCATGAGGAAATCCGAATCTTGCCAAAGCAAAGCATCGCCTATGACTTTTTGCCCTAACGGATGTTCCACACTCATATTAGCCCGAAGGTGCGCTTCTGTCAAAAATAGTTTGCCTTTGCTCGCAAAAAGACGATTGGTCCGTATGTTATGACCGACCTCTACGCCTTTAGGCTGTTTTTCTTCACGATGGAATGGATAAACCTTGTAGTCTAAAAGCTCTAATCTTGTTTTGTCAAGGTTTTCCAATTTTTCACAAACTAATAAAAAGTCAACGCCAAACAAGGATACGTCTTCGATGAAAGCTTTGGGCATTCCCTTGTCAACAATCAATACAATCTTCTTAATTTTCTCCCTAAACTGGGCCAAAGCGCGAAGATCAATTGCGCTATCAATAATTAACATTATGTTCTGAGAAGCCGCCAACCAATCTCCCATATGGCTTTTTTGAGGAGGATAAAGTTTTAATAAATCCCCTCTTAATACAACCATTTCGTTATCATGAGAAACAGGAGGAAAATTGGGGACAACCTCCAAATGTCTCGTATTATATGAAGAACCAATGAAAAATGTTTTCAAATTCGAAAGATCCACCATATGTTCAAGATCAAGCGCAATAAGAATCGCTTGCGCAACAACTTCTGGCATGATTTCGTTCACCCTCTTTTCAGCTTCCTTGTCTTGTAGCGTCGGTTTCTTTTCGTTAAAGTCAGGCTGGATGACAAAGGTTTTGTCTTGACAGAAATACGGGCCAAAATTTTCTGGATAAACATTGCCATACAATGCCACGGTCTTTTTCTCCATTGCGTCGGCAAAGCTGACAACAACAGAGTTGTTGGCTACAACCAACTCGGAATTAGCCACCAAAAACATTGCTTGTTTAAATGTGCAACCTCTGGCATCAAAACACCCCTCAATCAGTTGATCCCCTTGATTGCCAATTTGCACAAAACCGTAGCCGTTAGCAATCAAAGCGCCACAAACAATCCTTAATACATCAGAAAAATAATCATATGTAAAGGCAAACTCTGTCTTTCCAGAACAAAAGACAACATATTTGGAAAACGGAATTGGGATATACTCCAAGGCTACTGGAGGTTTTTCAACCCTTACTCCAAGGTTTCTTGCGTATTCTTCAATTAAGTGGGGCATAAGTCAAATTGTAATTTATCTTTTCCATTATGGGTAAAGGCCAAAAACTTTTGTGTTCCTATGTTCGGGAAAAACGCCATGGAGAAATACCCGCTATGTCCAGCGGCCCCTTCCAAAACAGGCAAGGAATCCAATCTTGGATCATATGGAATCAACTTATGAATATTCGGATTTTCATCAAGCAGCGAGAAAAACTGCGGCTGCGTTATGACGTATATATTATGTTCTGGATATAATCGTTTGAAATTAGTTAACAACCCACCAAGCAAAAACAAATCGGTGGCGCTTTGCGGTAACACAATGGCAATTCGCCTGTCCCTGTCGTCAGAGCCTAAAACATCGGCAAAGTCAATCTTGTTGTTATTGATATTCGTCTGTATTGCTGTTTGACGCGCCCGTTCATGAATCTGTTGACGTGTCATTGTGCCCCTGTTCAAAGCTTCAAGCCCGTTCTTGAATTCTTCATCAAAACGATTGGAATAAATATTAAGCATACTCTTGTATACATCTAGCAGCCATTCGCCATTGTCTATGATATCCTCGCGCAAAGGATAATCAGGATTTGCCTTGTTCCCGTCAAAAAGGAAGTCGCTCCAGTCCACTTCTGGAGCATTGTCGATTATCTCTTCAATCCTCTTGCCCACAACTTCCACAGACATGGTATTAATGACAAAACCCCTGCCGCGTTTGCCAATCTCTGATCGTTGTTCTGGGGTCATCAACCATACCTTGGAAAGTTGTTCGCAAATACTTGCTGGTTTGGTAGTCGCTTTAATGAATTGTGTTCCTGGCTCTCTATACTCTTCCCAATCCAAGGGAAGCCCGCCACTTTCCTCGGTGCAAAAGTCTTCCCCACAAGAATAATTGGTAACAAGAGTTATCAATTCCGCCAATTTAGCTTCCTGCACTGGAATCTCTTGGCCACCGCTTGTAAACGGGTGGCAATACACGTCCATTATGTTATATATCTCGTTTAATTGTCTATCAGTAACGCCGCTGGTAATCGACGTGCTGTTGACACAGCCCTTCCCACGGCAAAACGGACAATCCTGTTTTTCTCCAGAAAACGCCCGAATATGATAACGCCTGCACGTATTACAAAAATAGGTTGTGAGAACGTCTTGGGGATCAACGCCAAACTCCGAAATTAACTTAGGGATACTCCATCCCTCGCTCCAATGTGTATGGAGCAAGAGTTTGGGTTTCGACTCGGGGTGAGCCGCCTTAAACAACTTGAAGCCTTGGAGGATGTTTGGGACACTTTTACGAAGCTGGTTTCTAAACACAAACCCTATTATGAAATTGTCCTTCAAGCCAAAACGCGCCCTTACCTCTTCCCTTTTTGCCACGTCCTTGAAAAACGAATCTGTGAAAAGAGGGCCTCGTAAAGTCGTTACATTATCAAACCCCAATCGCTTCATCTCACGTTCAGCAAACGAAGCCCAAACACAAAAGTTTTTTGTTTGGCTAGCGGCTGCAAGCGACTCATCTAACATCGGCAAACTGTCAAGCGTTGTCCATATAACTGGGGTCAACTTATGCCACCATGGTTTGGCAGTATAACCACGAAACGCCCAAATATCCTCAATACCTATATAGACATCTGGCTTCTCGTTTTTTATCACGTCATCTATTACCGCGCCGCCATAAGAAGCATGTCTAGCGAAATTCTGGTCCGCTTGCATTTTTTGCAATAACCCTACGTCGCTTGGAATACCGCCTAAACACTTCCAAGGCAGCGTTTCCAAATCTGGATTCCCAGATTGTGTGCCATTGGCGAGTTCCACTAACTCATATTTACCAGTAAGGTGCAAGTATCTCAAAACGTTTTTTGTGGCTTTACCGAAGCCCGTGAATACCCTGCAATGATTGGAATGGATTAAAACCTTTTTCTTTTTCACGATTTTTTGTCAAATTTTGATTTTTGGCGAGAATCAAAGATTTTTGCCAATGCGTATAACAAAAACGTCGCAACCGCTGTCGCTTCACCGCCAGACAGGGAAATGCCAAACTTGTTCCCGTCTTTGGAAACAGAAAAGCCGAATTTAGCCTCAGCGTATTTTTTAACTGAAATTGACGCTTTCCCAATATCGGAGACATGAACGGTAGAAAACTCCCCCCTATCTGACAGGGCGTTGACAAGAGCGCCTACTTCTGCGTCAGAAAACTTTATGCCTACGTTTTTTGCTGGATCGTCTTTGTTTTCCAAAAATGTTCCGTATCCAGTTTTATTCTTACCCTCTATCCATCCGTGTTGTTTTGTAAGTTTTGCATAAACAACAGGCTCTTTCGTTTTGCTGTCAATAGCCAAATTGACAACCAGCTTGCATCCACTCTTATCGGGCTTTGCCCTGATCACTTGAATCATTGTAATTCCTCCACAAGCCTCTTAGCGGTATCGGCCTGCGGGTGTTTAAACTCTTGCATTGCCTCCAACGCCTCTTTCAGCTTGTGTTTATTATAGCTGTAATCCGCTAAATTAAACAATGCTTCTTTAGTTTTTGCATATTCTCTGACGAAAACCAAAGCAGACGCTGGTTGGGCAAACCCAAGAAACGTGTTTGCCGCTTTTTGAGAAAGGTTTTTCTTCCTACCAAACATATACCCTTCAAAAAACGCTTTCCCCACATTTTCTGGAAGATGCAGCCCCAAAGAAATCATGGCGGCAAAAGCGTCTAAAAGCCTATTCCCGAAAAAGCAAAAAGAAAAATCAACAAACTTAAAAATCGGCATTTCCGCATCAACCCTAATCCCATTATTAGCTTTGATAACAACCGTTTTAGGGCAGATGTTTCCATGACAAAATCCAGTATCTGCTGCCAAACCGTCTACGGCTTTTAACGCGTTGTTGGCAATAGAGAGAAGCGGTTGTTTCAATTTTGATGCGTCAATCTTAGGGAGTTTATCGGGAATAGGCATCTTATTGTGCAAAATGCCTAGACATGCCCCTATATGCCATGCCTCATATCTTGCAAAATCTATGCCCAAATCTATTAACGGAACGGTCTGCTCCAAATCGACTATCATATAACCGAAAAATGAACCGCCCGTTCTGTCTTTCGACAACAAGAACGTCTCACACGGGATCTTGTTTTGTTGCACTTTAGTCAGCGCCAAGACCGTTTGAGCGACAAGATTGGCTTTGTAAAAATCCTCGTCATCAATAAACAAATAAAGCTTTTTTTCTTGTGACTTAGATATGAAGATGTAACTGCGAGACTGAACCCCAGCCAGTTCAAAATCGCTAGCAAAGCCATGCGCTTTTGCAATGACATCAACCTGCTTTTTGATAAAATCGCTGCAAACCAGTTCTGTAAAATCGGTGCTCATAAAAAGCTTTACACAGGAAAGGGGCGGCTGTGCCCAGCCGCCCCCCACCATTGGTTATGGTTCCTCCCCCGCCACCAACAAGATTAGCCATTCAGCCCATTCACTTTGAGAATGTTCGACTTGGCGACCTTGAATTCAACGTCCCTGTTGCGGTCGTAGACCGTAACGAATTTGGGAGTGAGCTTTACAACTTGCGCGTTAAATACACGCCCGTCCTTGGTATACAGCCCGAAATACCGCCCACGAGCGTTGGCAATCTTCAGGATGAGGTTTTGATTTGTTGTTTCTGTCTTATTTGTCATAGCTATCGTTCCTAGCACTTTCATATTAGCCCAAGAGTAGATTTAATCAACTTCGACAATAATTTTGCCCTCTTTTTTGACAACCTCAACTGTTTTGACTTTCGGCTTTCCAACTATTGCGCTCAATGTAGGTTTCACGATATGAGCGTTTATAGAATTCTTTATCCTACGAGCACCATCTTGATAATCAGATCCGTCGTTAAGGACGCTACCCATAACATCATCGGAAACAGAAAGCGTGATTCCTTTATCTGCAAACCTCTCTGTAATTATTTTAATTTCTTTCTTAAAAATCAACTGTTCGACCTCTGGAGAAAGGTCGTTAAAAACAATGATCTCATCTAGCCTGTTAAGCATTTCTTGTTTAAATGCATCCTTTAATGGGCCATGGAAGTCAACGCTGGGCTGATGCTCGGAAGACTGGCCAAATCCAATCATACCGTTGCTCTTGGTCGGTTTGATGTTTGTCGTCAATATGACCACGGCTTTGGAAAAGTAGGCTATGCGCCCAAGACCATCAGTAATTTGCCCTTCATCCAAAACCTGCAATAACAAGTCCAACACATCTGGGTGCGCTTTTTCGATTTCATCAAACAAGACCACGCTACGGGGGTTCTTGACTAATTCGTTAACCAAACGCCCGCCTTCATCATATCCAACATATCCTGGGCTAGACCCAACCAGCTTGTTCGCTGAAATCTTATCCTTAAATTCAGACATGTTAAACATTACAACGTTGCTGTTGCCGAAGTAGTTTTTGGATAACTGCTTTGCCAGTTCCGTTTTGCCAACTCCTGATGACCCGCAAAAGATGAAAGAAGCAAGAGGTTTTTGTTGATCCTTGACGCCGATTTCCGCAGCAGCAATTTGGGCACAAACCTTGTCCACACATTCCTCTTGACCATAAATTTGCTTTTTTATGGACTCAGCCAAAAGGTTGAACTTACCAGCCCCAACTTCCATTACCCCAATAGGAACGTTATATCGCTCATTGAAAAATGACTTCAAATGAGACAGGGTTATAGGAATCCTTGTAGCTTTCAAAGCCTCGTGCCACACTGACAATTCATGCGCATAGTTTTTGAGCATAGCAGTCAATTGAGGGGTTGATTCGGTAATTTTATTATTATGACAAAAGAATTTAAGATCTTCTTCTGCCACAACAACTCCAAGACTTTTTCTTATCTTTAGACGTTTAACATACGCCCCAAGAGCATCCATTACCTCCAACCCCTTGTCTGGAAAGTTTTTGTTCTTGATGTATTTATCGGCAAAATCAACAAGACTTTTCAGCAACGCATCGGAGTATTTCACCATATGGTATGCTTGATATGCGGGAAGAGCGTGCTTCATCATTGCCAGCGTTTCTTGTTTATCTGGTTCTGGCAATGTCAAACTTTCAAACCTACGCGCCAACGCTGTGTCCTTTTCTATCGTACGTTTATAATCCCTGAATGTCGTTGTCCCAATACATGTGACCTTGCCATCAGAAATATACGGTTTGATGATATTTGCCAAAGAAGAAGAGGGGTCATCGCTCCCTCCACAAATCATGTGAATTTCATCTATAAACAAAATAATTGAAGGATCTGAAGCTGCTTCGTCAAGAATTGCCTTAACACGCCCTTCAAACTCTCCTCGTAATTTTGTTCCAGAAAACAATGCTCCGATATCAACTTGCCAAATGCGTTTGCCAACCAAAAGATCATTGCATGTCGTTGACGCGATTCTTAGCGCCAATAATTCCACAAGTGACGTTTTACCAACCCCAGCCTCCCCAAGGATAATGGGGTTGTTCCGCTTTTTCCTCAACAAGATTTCTTCTAATCTTGTCAAGTGCTGTTCGCGCCCAGACAATGGGCCAACCAAACCACAACTCGCTCTTTCTGTAAGATCTGCGCCAAAACGAAGGAGCGCCGTTTTCTTTAAAACCGCTACTGTCGGAGCATTTGGAGTAACGCCTTCTTTTTGTTTAACCCTCTGATCCCCCTCTTCTTTTTGTTCTGAGGCTATTACGATACTAGGTCCATCAATAGTGGCGTTTTTATTAAGCTGCCCCAAGACATCTTGCGTTGACAGTGAAAATTCGCGCAAGACTCCATCAAACATTTGGTGGTGTTTCTTTAATAACGCAACTAAAAGGAAATCAGCGCTCAAAATATAAGCAGAGGCATCTTTGGCATCTTGCAACGAGTTTCTGACAATCTCTTCAAGGTCGAGTTCCCGCGTTTCATTTTTCGCAATCGCTTCTAATTTTAAGCGCAATTGTTTGACATCCACGATGGAGGACAACTCCTCAACGGGGTGAATCCCGTCACAAGTTTGCAAAATGGCATCACATAAGGCAAACGCATTCCTGTGTTTGCCTCCCTTATAAGTTTTAATCGCGTCTTTTACATTAGGCGATATGCGCATCATCTGTTTCATTCAACTCCCTTTTGTTCATAAAAACCTTTACCTGAACTGGTTTAATAGTTTGTAAAAAAAGTGATGTATCGGACTTCTTTCCTTCAATAAAAACAAGATCCCCTTCCTCTGGGACTTTGTGAAATTTTAGGAACATGGATAAAACGTGGCTATCCTTTGAATCCATTACCAAACATTTTATCTCTCCGAACTCATCTGAAAGGACTAGCCATAGATACTGCCTGCCAGACTTCTTGGCAAGCTTTTTTTTAGCCTCGACCACCATTCCTACAAATTGAAAAACACCAGAATCAGAAGCGTTGATCTTTCGTGAATCAACCAATTCTCCTTTAGTAAAAACAGAAGCCAATGAGCCGCTGAAAGAATAGCCCAAAAGTTTCTGCTCAAACCACCAGTTAGCCATGTCAACATGAGTCGAATTGGCTAAATACATTTGCTTGTAGGGTTGCAATTTTTTTGTCAAGGTATGGATTCTTTTGGGTGAAAACAGCTTTTTGCCATCATCGGCAACAAAAGAGTTGTTGAAAACGTCCTTCATTGTCGCAAGCACACTGTGATTATATTTTTTACCCAGCGCCATAAAGTTTCTTTTTTCCCGATCTGAAAGGTTGTTGAAAACATTTGCTTCCAACATTAATTTACACCGATCTGCATCAAATCTCTCAAACATACCGCAACCAACCAAGGCATTAAGGACGCCTATATTGATTCCACAATCCCTAGTTGTAAGAAACAGGTCGTATTTTGAAACCATTTTTGCCGATTTAAGGCCCTGTAATACCTCCATCGACTTTTCATTGACACCGCGAATCGCGGCTAACCCGTATCGGATATTAGAGCCCTCAATCATAAACTTCATCTCCGACCTATAGAGGCACGGAGGGAAAAGTCTGATGTTAAAACAAGGAAGCTCCCTGCAAATTCGGGCAATGTCTTCATGGGGGTTGCTTTCATGAATGGCCATGTTTAACAAGGCGGTAAAAAATTCTAAAGGATGCTGAGTCTTTAAATATGTCGTAATAGCTGTAAGACATGCATAAGAACAACTGTGCGACTTGTTAAAAGAGTAATTGGAACTGTCTTCCAAAAGCTTCCAATAAAAATCAGCGATCTCTGTCCCCAACCCCTTGGCTTTGGCCGCGCTATAGATCTTTTCTTTCCACTTGGGCATTTCGCTCCGCTTCTTCTTGCCGATAACCCTTCGAATCAATTCGGCATCATCAAGTGTCAGCCCAAAAACCTTGTTGGCAATCGCCATCGCCTGTTCTTGATACAAAGGAACGCCAGAAGTTGGTTTTAAAATGTCCAACAAAGCTTGGCTGCCAAACGCCTCTGGCTCAGCGAACTTGGTATATTCATCTACATAAGCAAGGGCTCCTGGTCTAGCTAACGCTATTACCGCACTAAGTTGCTCAAGATTAGCTGGTTTTACTTTCTCGCATACTTGTTGGTTAGTGCTAGCCTCTATCTGGAATAACCCATGAGGGTTTTTAAATTCTTGAAAATATTCATAAATTTTACCATCTTCTGGATTGATATCAAGAAAGTTCTTTATCCCAGCCAACGAACACGCTTCGTCCACTACAGAAAGCGTCCGCAATCCCAAGATGTCAAACTTGACGCACAATTCTGTTACGCCCTGCATGTCATACCCAGTGACAAGATCGTTATCTTTGGTCTTATGCAAAGGCATAATCGATCCAATCAACTGGTTGGAAATCGCAATACCAGAAGGGTGAACGCCAGTATTCTTGATTAAGTCTTCTAGCTTACAAGCAATTGAATATGCTTTTTTATGTTGTTGGACAAATTCTTTGAAAGAATCTGAGTTTTCGGCAGCTTCTTCCAACCCAAAAACGCGCCCGTGCGAATCTGGAATATGGTCACTAATCCTATTAGCGGCGATCTCGGGCATTGCGTCAACAATTTTTGCACACTCCTTCATACATAGACGACTGGCCAATGTATTGAAAGTGAGGATCTTGGCAGTGTGCCCTTGATATTTTTGGTTGATATAGTCAATGACCAACTGGCGTTTATGAAACGCTATATCATTGTCAACATCTGGCAATAGCGATCCATCAAAGTAAATCTGTCCATCTTTTTCAATCTTGTTTGATCTTGCTCTTGAAACAAACCGTTCGAAGATCAACCCGTATTCAATGGGATCAACTCTGGTTACATCGACAAGATACAACACAAGCGATCCAGCGCCACTTCCGCGCCCAAAACCCGTGGGGATATTATTCTTGTGGCAAAACCCCAATATGTCCCAATTAAGCAGGATGTAATCAACAAACCCCAATTCTTCAAAAACTTCCAACTCATATTTTGCACGTTCGAAATATTCGTTCCTGTTTGGCTTGGTCATAAACCCCTTTGCCTTCAACGCGTTTTTAACCAACGCCTTCAAGAACTCGACATTACTGCTGTTTATTGGCAAGCCAACCCTGCGGTATTCTTCCTCTGGTATCAAGATTGCTGGCAACAGAACTCCAACGGGATGACTATCCCTGTAATCCGAAGATAATGTATCCAAAACGCTCATACCGAAAGCAACATAATCTGCTTTTTAAAAATCTCAAATGTCATGCGGATATCATACTCGGCATCATGCAGTTTGCTTTTGTCACAAGGAATGCTATATCTATCCACCATAACCAACTGGCTGGTTTTAATTGTTCTATCGCGGAAATTAATCCAACGCATCATGAACGTGGCTACTTCATCGCTATCATTGAAATCAGCGCCGTTTTGAATAGCCATTTCCATAGCCTTGGTATCCATGACTCTATCAAGCAGTCCATGAAAATCCAGAGGTTTTCCATACAAAAGGCGATGCCAAATGTTAAGCATGTAGATATCAAAATGTAAAAAGTTCTGTCCTACAACTATCACTGAAGGGTCAAACAAAAGGGGCTCCAGCTTTTCCCATACCGCTTTCGGGTCTTGAGCTAAAAGGCGGTATTTCTCATAGTTGAATCCAGTGATTCGTGCCGCATCCTCGCTAACCTTCAAATCATCCCACCACAAGTGCTTATTTTCTATTGAAATCTCCTGTGTCGTGGTCGTCAACAGCCAAGACACTTGCCAAGTTTTGCTTTTAGCCAAGTTCAACCCCTCTGTTTCCGTGTCTATAACAAGATATTTTTGCTTTGGCAAATGCCTTAATTTTGTCCTCATTTAGCTTCTTCCTTGCTTTGTTCCAAATAACTTTCCCAACAAAATTCCACAGACCCACAGTGGTCTTCATTGGGCGCATCCAATGTCCTGCTCTTTGAAAACTTCCTACTACAAACGATCTTATAGGTTAACCATGCATCAAAATCCACACGAGACGGATAGTAAATTGTCTTAGCTGGAATAACCTCATTAGATTTTCTTGCTGAAACAAGCGCCCTTGAAATCAAGACATCTTGAGGAAGCCCATTCGACTCTTCAAAATAAGGAACGCTTTCATGCGGATTCAAGTCAATTGACGTAAACGACAAAACATTTTTGGCTAAAAATGAATCATAAAACGGTATAACTACTTGCAAAAACAATCCGCGCCAATCCAAGTTATTGGGAAGCCATGCCGCTTCCGCTGAAGATAGATCGACAACCAAATCCGCGCTTTCGTGCCGAAGTGTGTCTAGCTTTCGAAGTGCTAATATACCCTCACTCCCATTAGCGAATACCACAATCTTACTGGCACAACTTTCATTTGATGGTTTTACATCCAAACGCAGACCAAACACTAGTTGTTTCCCAGCGTTTTCAAATGCTGATATTGTGGACTTTAAGCCGCACAACGAATCTTCGACACAAAAAATCCTTGGCAACGCTTTGCCAAGCGACAACACACTTCGCAAATATGGGACGCCAAAGATTGTTGTTTCATCTTTTTCGGGAGGATCTATTGTCAAAATAGACCGCCCAAAACTGTTATGAGTTTTGAACAGCGCTATCATTACCCTATGATAGCTTATGAGTCCCGCCTGTCAAGCCATCTCGGGCATCCAGAGTAGGTTTGTTTCTGGAAGCATTTATCAGGATAAAGCTTTTCGAACACCTCTTTTTCTTCCTCAAAACAGGAGAGGAATTTGCTGCCATCCTCGTTTAAGAGGATATACCAGTTAAATCCCCATTTAAAAGGACACGCCCATTTTGGAGAACCGTCCTTTTTTGGCTCATTTTTGTATCTACCAGTTCCGCATCTTAACTTACCAGAAAAAGATCCTCCAGACACCCATCCTTGGTCATAGGCCATATTCGACTCAGCGTCTTTTTCTGAGAAAGAATCGATTATTGTTTGCAATGATGTCAAATACTGTTCAAATCCGTGCAAAGTTTCATCTGTAATCTCCTCCATAACAAGAGCGGAATCGTGTTGCAAGAACAAGAACTCTACGCGCCTTTTAACCACATCTGGATATAGATGCTTTACTGCCAAAGCATAAACATAATCTTGTAAGTTAAATTGAACATCTTCTCCAGAAAAAACCTTTTTACTTGACTTAAAGTCTCTGATTACTGCCAAAGATTGATCTTTGAATAAAAAGAGCTTATCTAAAAATCCTTTAATCCTATATTCAATTCCATCTTCTGCTTTACTGATATCAAACGCAAGCTCTGAATGTGATTCATCTGGCTCTCCAACATGCTTACAAAAAAAGTCATAGCGAACGCCAATGGAAGCCATATTCTCAATCTGGTCTAGCATAGCTTGTGTGTTTGCCCCAAGTCTATCTGCATGCTTTTTAACCATCCTAGCCAATGGTTTATTGAACTTTCCCTTCTTACGAACATATGAGTAATGTTTTTTGTGCCTTGGGTTTCCAAGACACTCAAAAACCAAATGGCAGATCCACCCCATAGAGCTACCAGTATTCGTCTTTTCAGGCATCCCCAAAATGTATTT